TGAGCTCGTCTAACACCCTCTTGATTACGAGTGGCTTTACGTTGCTGTTTACGAGACTTCTCACCTGTAACTATGCTTGCGCCTGTGGCTACTGTTGCGGCTACTGCTGCTGCTACTGCCATACCTTACTCCTTAATACACTTAGTATATTGACGTTCCATATAGTCCCATCCAAGACCTTTACATAAATCATCAAAAGGGAGTTTTGTTTTCATGTGCATCGTCATAACACTCACCCCAAGCAACCTCATTTCTTTCTCAACATACATAAAAAGATTCATACCATTCTTCTGGTTACGGTACTCAGGTTTAATAAGTACAATATCATTCACTGAATACAAGTCTTTAGAGTAATGGAGATTTGGTAGTACCATGCAAATATAATATCCAACAAGCTCCCCCTTATCTCTCATTGTGAATATCTTCAATATACCTGAAGATTCTAAATCAAAGTACTTCTCCCAATCAGGAGCGAGCTCTATTTGTTCTTTGTAAGCAGCTATCTCTTCATAGTGCTCAATAAGTAGAGGAAAGAGTTCATCTTGTATAGCCTCTAAAAGTTCTTTCTGGTACGTAATCACATTCTACCTCTCATTGTATAGCTCACAGAGTACCCTAAGAGTTGCATATCTTTCTGTGGCTCTGTCTGGAATACGAATTGAACAGCATCCCCATTACCTCGTATATTAAATTTCTTAGAGATAAGGGCTTCACCTGTATCAAAAGTATAGGGATAAGCATCAGGTATAAAGCCTCTTTGCATTGGCTTATAGAGCTGCATAGCTTGCCCTCTACCTACTCCATCCAATACCCCTGTGTACTTACCATAGGCATTACTGTTATCGAAGTCCCATCTGGACTGAAATAAACAACTACTAGGTTTATCAAATACATATCCATCTACGTAATCAGTAATGGTTGTCTCTGTTTTCCTGAAGAATACTCTAGCTTGTGATACAGCTTTCTTATTAGAGAACTTACCCAGAGTCTCAAAGCCAGTTACAAGATAAGCATTCTGGTCTGTACCAAAGTCTTGAAACAAAGCATTCTGAGGAGAAGAGAATGAGTACGTAACATCCGTATCAGTCTTAATAGAAGAAGGGTAGTATATAGCATTAGCTACTGTGAAGGCTCTATTGAGCTTGTATGTATCACTACTCTGCTTTTGTGGATAGAATGCCCCTACAGTAGTATCTAGGATTAAACCCTCTCCTAGAGCTTTAGGAAGCCACCATTCACATTGTTTAGTGCCTGAGTTGTATACTCCCTGAGCTTCTTCCCCTGCAAGCACTGATAAGTAATAAGAACGTATAGAGCTCTCTGTAATATCCTCTGCATCCACAGTATTAAATTGATTAGTACTCACTTGCATAATAGCGTTATTAGAGAAGTAGTAAATAGTATTATCTGCTACTACAATACTCTTAGCACTATCTATACCTCTATCTGTAATCTTCTCTACATTGAATGCTGTAGCTTTGAATCCCCCATCAGGGTTATATATGTACCATACACCATTACCAGCAAAGATAAGGACACCAGAGCTATAAGGCTGCATAGCTTTAATTCTCTGAGTATCCTCTAGTTCTATTACTCCTCCATCTGTATCTAAGAGGTCTGGGAACTCTGTACTTGTTGGGTCATTCTGTTGGTAACATCTTCCCGTATCACTATCTGTCTCTGCTATTTGTGTGAAGTACACAGTACTATCTACAGCATAGAAGAATCTTCCGAATGCACTAGCGCACGAAACGGGGTTTTTAAAGCTCTTTTTAGGGGCTGTTACTGCCATTAGGGGATATACCTCCCATCATAATATGGTTTATAAGGGGGGAGTCCACCACCACCAACAGGAACAGAGGGGTCGTCATTAGTAGGTTCATCTGGATTATAAGTAGGTGTTCCCGAGAAGTCTATTGTACCTATAGCACTCAAGGTTGTACTTGGTGCACCATCTTCATCTGGAGTTAGGAGTCTAGCATCCCTATCGAAATCATTAACATTATATACATAGTGACCTCTACCTGCTTTACTATTACCGAAGTTAGCTCCCTCAATATCCTTAGAAGAGAATACTGTATCACCAGTCTCATCTATAATAATACCTATAGAAGCCACTTGAGCATTACTAGGGTAGAATCCTGAGTAGTCTTTGAAGGCTTGTGCTACGTTCTTCTCAGTCTTAGCATCCTCTAAGTCCTTCCTTGATAAATGCCAATCGGCATTATATAGATTGTACTTATGGTTGTCTGTTAGTCCCGTAGGCTTCTCTGATATTTCTAGTCCATCATCTACTAGCTCAAAGTCCCTTACATGGATATTCACGTTATTAACAAAGATTTCTTTCGTAACCTCTTTGTACTCACACATAACAGGGTTAGACCCACTATCCGTAGTTAGAACAAGGAAGTTAGTAGTCTCAGCAATCTGAGTCTTCACTACAGAAGAAGCTATTATAACTTCAGCTATGAAAGTGAAGTCATCATCTACAGCATGAAAACGAAGGGTTGTCTGAGGTGTAGTATCCGTTACAATAACACAGACTAAAGATGGCCCTCTCCAATAGAATACATTCTCTACTTCTGCAAAAGGAGCAGTAACAACAAAAGGAGTAACTAACTCCTCAAATCCTAATCGTCTTTTACGAATCAAACCATCTTTATCAATTACAAAATTCAATTCATCTGCTGTAAAGCCTTCAGGGAAAGCAAGAGAAGAGTTCTCTGTATTCAAACCTTTGATTAAAGATAGATAATCCTTCTGTCCTGAAGCACGCATGACTAATCCTTCTTGCCCATCAAGAACTTCTTAATGGCACTGGGTTGTTTAAGCTTCTCTGGTACTTCCGTACCGTTGTTCTCTGCCCATTTTAAGAGGTCTGCTTTAGAAGTTAAACCCTCTATAGAAGCATCTAACTCAATCCCTGATACAGGATTCAACTTAGCTCTATAAGCTTCTAGTGCTCTAAAGGCTTCCCGTTGACGAGAGAAACCTCCTGCTAATTCTTTAGCAACTACACCATTACGACTCCATCTGTAGAGTCCATCAAAAATTAGTTTATAACCTGTTTCATTACTCATTCGCCATGTCCTCTTGGTACGTAACTAGCACTTGTGGCTCTTCTACCGTATTTAGTCTTACTACGGCTTTGTCCTAGTGTACGATTGTCTTGTTGGAGTTTAATTCTACGTGCTCTTGCTCTTTGACTTATCATGCCTATAGGCTGTTGATGTACTAGAGTGAGAGCTTCATTGAGAAACATATCTAAGTATGTTTCAGAGAGATGTGCTGGAACAGGGATTTCAAAATCATCCTGCTGAAGAAATACTTCTTCTTGTGAACCTATAAACCTTGTTTTGCTGGCTTGTAATACGGTATCGTACTGACTATTATAGGAATCAAATACTACGTATTTATTATCAAAAGAAGTGAAGTAAGAGGGGAACTGATTGGTCTTGACAGGCATCTTGTTGTCATCATAACCTTCCACTATTATAGAGTTGGTAGAGTTAGAATGCAAGCTCTGTGCTATGAAGTCCAAAGGAGGCAGGTACTGTAGTCTTTTGTAATTAAGCTCTCCTGACTCCGTAGAGACGTTATACCAGACTTTACTCTCTTGTACCTTCTGTACTCTTTCTGGAAGAAGCATGTAGTTAGGACGAGCTGTATCAGCTACAGACTCCAGTGTTAATTCTTTTGTAGTGAATAACAAATTGTCGTATTCTTGTACCATCTGGTAGTACACACGCTCTGCTATTTTAGCTACTTGTTGACTCTCATCTGTATCAAAAATACTATCTACGTAGAAACCACTAGTAGCATCTAAGTATTCTTGAGTGACTTGTAATAGTGTTCGTTTCATTCTTATCTCCAAGGAACTTTATGAAAGGGACTCCTAAGAATCCCTTTTAAAAGTCACTTACTAGCTAGGTGTAGCAATAGTGATTAGGGTTTCTGGACGCTTAAGCTTGAAGCCATAACGACAAGTAGCAGACCATTCATCCCGCTTACGGTTAGTATTACGGAAGAACTCAGTCTCAGGACGCTGACGTACAACACCCATGAACGGCATAGATGTATCATTAGCCATAGACATTGCGATACAACCAGTACCAGTAATTGCACCTCCACCAGTCCCACCAGAGAGAGCTAGAGTCTCAGCAGTAATAGCAGGTAGGTTATGACTAACCATGATGTTAATACCAGCAATGTTACGGACGATGTTAAGCTTATCACCAAAGCCAGTTTGGACTAAACCTTGTACATCGAAGTTGAAGTTAGAGCCATTACTCACTTCAGTAATGTTCAATAACTTATTCAACTCGTATTCCATTTCAGGAGTAACGATTAGTACACGGTTCTCGGTAGGCACGAATGCTTTATCGAAAGAGTACTTAACGTACATGATATCGTCAATGGTAAGAGCTCCACCTGTACCGCCACCTTGGAAACGGTGAGAAGCACCATTAATAGCGTTAGCATTACCTAGAGTCTGAGTATTAGCAGTAGCTAAACAAGCAGTCTCCATATCCGTAGCCATAGCAACACCCGACTTATGGACGTTCTCTTGGAAGAAAGCTTCTGCCATATGAGCATCTTGCTTCATTTTATCGGTTACGAAGAAGCCATCCTGTTTATAAGCAGTAACGCTTAGTGCGACTTGGGAGGTATTCATACCAGTATATAGAATCTGGTCATCCTCCACATAGTCCCCTAATGCACGGTCTGCGGTTAACGTAACATTCAAGTTATCCCCATCAGGGAAGATACCTGTTTTATCATCGAACAAAGGACGACCAATTAACCAATCATCGAATTGTTTTTCTAAAGAACCTTGATATAGCTCTTGACGAGCGATATTGGGTACTGCTGCATAAGTAAAAGTAGTCATATTATTTCTCTCAGTTTAAAAATTTAATTTAATGCCGTGTTTATCTGCAATCTTTCTATAATTATCCATAGCTGTATTCACTCTAGCTTTATCATTAAAGCCTCTTGAGAAATCTAAGCCTGAATCTTTACTCTGGGTAAAACCAGATGCAGAGGAACTGGGGCTATAAGTTGTTTTAGGTTGTTTATCCAATCCAAACAGTTTCTTAAAGCGTTTGGGATTTGATTGTGCTTCTTTGATAATGTCCTCATCAGACATACCTAAGTCCTTCGCACTCTCACGGAGTTTCTGTTCATAAGAATCTCCATAGATAGCTTGTGCAGCTCCTATACTTTCGCTTTGGTTCTGACTATGTACTTCTTGTTGTTGTGAAGTACTAAGCTTTCCCATCACTTCTTCTATAAGTTGCTGTCTAAGCGTTTCAACGTCCAACTGAGGGGTTGTCTCAGTGGTTTGATTTGGCTGTTGTTCTGTCACAGGGGATTCCTCTTTAGATTTTAATTGTGCTAAAGCATCTTCCAGCTTCGTGCTTTGGTTAAGCTTCGCTTCAAGGTCTAGGATTCTAGCTTCCATCGTTTTTGTCTCATCAACCTTATCTTTGATAAAGTTCTGAGCAGATTGCCAAGACTGTTGAGCTTCTTCTGTAGTTGAGAACAGACGCTCTTTACCTTGACTATCCGTACCACCAAATAGCGGTTTAACCTCTTCCTGAGATTGTGGCTGGTTAGCCTCCAAATTTTCTTTTACATCTGGGTTAGATGTTTGCATTCGTACTACCTCTAGTTTTGTTTTGATTTTCCGAACCAACCACTACCTTTTAGTTGAAAGTTCGAGCTTCTTATTACCTTTGACATCTTTGTACTACAAGTGGTACATGTAATCACTGGAGTCTCTGTCATGCCATGTACTTCTTCTTGGTCACAATCACATTCAGAGCAGTAGTAATCATACGTAGCCATTATACCTCCCATTCCAACTTAGCTATAAGCTCTCTAAGTACTTTCCTCTGGGCTCTATTACGTATAGAGACATAAGAGAATTGAAACTTAGATAAGAACTCCCCTTTAGATTCGTCCTCTTTCACAAGCTTCTCTGTAGTCTTCTCTAGGTGTTGTATAAGGAGTTCTGTGAAGTCATTCTTATACCACCCCTTATAACGCTCAATAGCTTCTTTCTTCTCTTCATGTCCTAATGAAGCAAAGTACTCAGACATAAAGCTAGGAACTTTAAAACTCATCTTCTTCTCCTGCCATCATTTCCATCTCTAAGCTAGTTGGCTCTGAGGCTGTTTTAACCATCTCCTGCTCTGCCAACATCTGCTTCTCTTGACCTTCCAAACCTTCGTCTATAGCAGCAAACTTATTAATGAATGCGTACTTCTCAAAGCCATATAGTTCTTCTACTGTCTTAGCTAGGTTGTAGGTGTTAATGTGTTGTCCTACCATCTGAGCTATATTGGTATTAGTAAGTTGTGTTAATCCCTGTAGTTGCTGTAGTTGTCTACTGAAGCGTCTACTGCCCATAGGGAGTAACTTACCATTGGCACTGAGGTCATCCTCTGTAATACTAGTAGTAAGTAGAATACCTTCCTCATCCTCTTCCAGTACTTTAATAATACTTGAGAAGTTGTCACGAGCTATACGCATCTCTGCTTGTACGAAGGGCTCTAATAGGTCTTCTTCTACTTGAGATACTTTGTTAATGAATCCTCGGAAGGCTCCA